TATGATAGGAATATAAATCATGTGTTCTTAAATGAAGACAAATACAACGGAGTTATGTTATTAAGTAAGCATGCTCTAATAACAGAAAACGAATTTAATTATCGATTCCTAGTTGAACGTAAAGAATGGCCTATTATAGCCAGTCGTCCTCGTCCTAGGTATTACAATATGTTTTATATAGATACATATGAAGAATATTTAGAAGCAGTGGAAAAAACAACTACTGAAATGTTTTGGATGACATCGAAAAATTTAAAAGTAGCTGAAGATTTTAATTTTAATCTTTTTTTTGATGAATTTAATGACTATGATAAGAATATAAATCACTCATTTATTCATCGATGTAATGGTGAAGATTCTTATAATGGGATACTTCTTTTAAGTAAAAATGCATTATTATCTAAGAAAGAAGTTGAGTATCGTTATCCAGTTGAACGTAAAGAATGGCCTATTGTAGCAAGTGGCCCTATTAAATATGATAGATTTGCAACTATTCAATTATATGATATTGTGTTTATCAGTTATAATGAGCCAAATGCCGATTTAAACTGGAAGAGATTACAGGAACGGTTTCCATATGCACGAAGGATTGCTGGTGTAAAAGGCATTCACAATGCACATATTCAAGCATCAAAATTAGCAACAACTCCTATGTTCTGGGTAGTTGATGCCGATGCAATTGTTGAAGAAAGTTTTATGTTCGATTATCAGACAGAAGAAACTAATACTGTACATGTTTGGAGAAGCCGGAATCCGATCAATGGGTTAGAATACGGGTATGGCGGAGTTAAATTACTCCCTACTAACTTAACTTTAAATATGGATACTTCTAATCCTGATATGACTACTAGTATAACTGATAAATTTAAGGTAGTTGATCAAGTATCGAATATTACTGCATTTAACACAGATTCATTTACAACCTGGAGATCAGCGTTTAGAGAATGTGTTAAACTAGCAAGTAACATTATTGATAGACAAGTTACTGACGAAACAATACATCGATTAGATATTTGGTGTACTGTTGGTGTTGATAAATTGTATGGAAAATATGCAATATTAGGTGCAAATGCCGGAAGAAAGTACGGAGAAGAAAATGCCGGCAATATACCGGCGCTTTCTAATATTAATGATTTTGATTGGTTATTTAATTATTATCAACAAACTCTTCAGACATTGGAAAAATCTTGTTAATTGCAATTGCGCAAGCTCTTGCAATTTCCATATGTTCTTTTTGTGTGCCATGCCCTGCACGTAGACTAATATAATGAATCCAAGAGCGAATTGTACCATTCATATATAATCTACTAACAGTGTTTCCTTCGGGCAAAACCGCACGTGCCTGTTCTTTAGCGATTCCGTTATCAATCGCCCAAGTATATACATCTTTAGCATGATGAATTAAATCTTGTTGCTTTTCGAGCCACATTTTATTAATTTCTTTATGCTCTTCATTAGTTAGATCCAAGTCAACAGAGTTTTGCCTATTTGTGGTATCTTGAAGTCTAGCATCGCGAATTACAAACGAGATTTCAAGGTCTAATGGATTAGCATATCTTTGACTAAATTCTTGAAAACTAAAACTACGATGTCTTAAAATTTGTCTAGCAATATCGCGTGTTGTTTCAATTTCAATACATGCATTAACCATTTCTAACGGTGACCAATGTTGATGATTAATTAGATACCGAATAAGTTTTTCGCTAGTTTCGGTATTGGTTTGATTAGCAGGATTACTGACCCTTGCACAATATGCAATAAGATCTTGAGAGTTGCTAATCCCTAATCCTTTTAATTCTTCCGTGGGTTCGGATGATGATATTAGCCTGATCTTCATATAGTTTTTTTATTTAAAAATTTTTGAGTTTTCTTTTTAATATCTTTTTTAACTCGGTCTGTATCAAGTTGAAAATTGATATCTTTAATTCGATGTTCGTAAGATTTTACAGTTTCGGCTAGAATTTTTTCGAACGTCTCCCATCCTTCCTTACGTATTTTTGCTGATATTGCTACTTCCCAAGTAGTGTTATCTTTAAAATTAATATGTACTGATTGAACATATCGAAGAGGTAAAACATTAAATTTTACCTCTTCGAATACTTCAGGCCAACAATCGATAACGTCCTTAGGCAGTTTCTTCTTTGACTGTATCACTATTTTTTTTCTTCTTGGCCGGAACCAACTCCTCTGCTAATCTTCTAAAATTAGCCGCTTCCTTGGCTAACTTATCTGCTTGTGACCGATAATGTTTTGCTTCTGCCTCAGGCGAGTCGAAGGTTACAGGATCAGTTGCTGGTGCTAGAGAATCGGTAACAGCTTCTGTTTCGTTAGCAGTTTCAAGTATCTTGTTTACAGAGGCCACTTCTCGAACTTCGGCATTATCTTGTGAACTAGGTCTAATGTGCAGGTCGTCGATTGCTATACCGCGTTGTTCGGCAATGATCTGATTAAGTTCCGATAATAGTACCGACACTCCTACAGATGGGATCATTTCGACCTCACTTGTTGGTGATTTTATAAGTAATCCCTTAGAGTGTAAAGATGGTAGCATTCTACTACCATCTGGGAACTGTGTCCGATCTAATGCTTCGGCAAATTCGTATGCTTCTTGTGCTGATGCACTTTCGACAAGATTAATGATTGCATTGTGATATGAATCATCTAACCTTTCAGTCGGAACAACAAGGCAACTATATGCATCTCCAGGTAACGTTCTGAAAGCAACTAAAACCCGTTTGCTAGAAGATTTCATTCTGCCAACATGTTTTAGATTAACCATTTGCCTGTTGCGCCTCTGCCTGTTTAGCAACTAATTCTAAAAATGAAGTTAACTTGGTATAGGTTTGCCCGACCGCAACCATTTCGTTAGGTTTAAATGCACCTCGCGAACTAGCAATATCAATAATGATCTTCATTGCATTAAGATCATTAATAGATAGTTCGTTATTAGAATTATCCTGTGCAGGTTCTTCAGTGGTTTCGATTTTTTCAACTTCGTCTGTCATAATGTCTCCTTAGTTAAGTTAATATCTAACTTTAATTATCTGGTATGAAGATAAGGGCAAGCAATTGTGAAAAAACTCAACTCTTTTTCTGATTCAAACCCAATGCGAGTATTATAGACAATTGAATTATTGTGGTCTAACACAATACTTTGCCCAATGTAATATCGATTGTTTAAATTTTCTTTAATCCAAAAATCGATCGATCTAATTTGATTTGGATGATATTTTTCTAAAACGGTATATTTAAAGTGTGGTGCAGCAAACTCAACCCGTCGCATACCGAAGTAATTTAAAGGGTTGGGTTTTCCGTTTTTGAGAGCCATTAGGTGTTCTTACTAAAATCGTAATAAGCATATTCTCCAAATGGCGGAACAATATCTGTAGTACCGTGAATAATAAAAACCGTATCGCAGTAATCAGGGTCCCCCCAAGATTTCCAGGGATACCCGTCAGTAAACATGATAAATTTCTTAGGATTAATATCATGTGATTTCATATATTCCCAGTTTGCATCGAAGTCAGTACCTCCTCCACCTACAACTTTATAATCCATAAACTCGTCCGCATTATATCCGTCAAAATCTGCTTCGTTATAAACGGTAGTATCAAAACACCACAATTTCAATTTAAAATCTTTGTATTCATCCATAATGCCTTTAATTTCAGTTAAGAAATCTTTAGCTTGATCATCTCCAATTGACCCAGACATATCAATCGAAACACAAATATCAATAGTTTCTGAAAAGTTAGTGCCGGGCAATATAGCATTTATATGCCATCCTTTACGGTTAGGACGCATAAATGTGTAATCGTTACGAATAATACTTTGGATTTGTTGGCGAAGAATTTCGCGCCAATTCATCTTTGGTTCAGTAAGATCTTTAATTAATCTTGCAATCCCTGCTGGAGTATTGCCTGCTCCCGCCGCCTGCGCTGCTTGCATAGTTGCTTCACGAATCTCGTCGCGTATTTTACGCAACTCGTTTTTGCTATATGAAGGACGGCTATTGTTGTTGTCATTATTTTCCCAGTCGATATGTTCGTCTAATAGTTCGCCGATTTGATCAAGCATATCTTTATCCATCTTTTCGTAGATGTCATCATATACTTGTTCAGCACTCCACCCGTAATATTTTTGATCGTGGAAAATTGGAATTTTAGTAATTTGATTGCCAATATGATCTCGAATTAATTGACCATTAACACAATAGTCTGCCGCAACGTTAAAAATCTTACGATCTCGTCCTTCGCATCGACCCATATGATCAAACACATTATGCAAAATTTCATGGGCAATGACAAATTCGATTTCTTTAATAGTTAGATCATTAAAAAAATCACGATTAAAATAAATTGAACGGCCATCAGTTGCCGCAGTCGAGCACCAGTCGGACCCGTCTATTATTTTAAGACGAGTTGCCATATTCCCAAAAAACGGATGCCGTAGTAAAAGTCCTACACGAGCTACAATAATTTTATCAATAACTGGGTCAAGATGTGCCATTTGTTTGTCCTTGTTGTTACTATATGTATATAGTATAACGCCGCCTACGGGCGGCGTCAACTAAATAATATCGAAGTATATTACTTTTCAGTAGCTTGCGAAATATACTTACCAAATTTGTTATGGAATTCATCAAAACAATCAATTTCGTCGGGATCTAACGGTAATTTATAAGTCGAAAGCGCAAGTTTAGTGCCCATAATAACTAGTTCGGTTTCGAAGTTATCCATAATAAAACGGAAAAAGTTGTTAACTTGGTCTTTCCAATTTGCCGACTTTTTATCACATGCATCTTTAAGTTCATAGCACAAAGATACAGTAAGTGAATACATTGCTGAAATTTCTTTGGAATCCATTTTTTTAACTTTGCCTGTAAGAATATCACTCGGATTGGGCATTTTACTAGCAATCTTACGATGGGCCATAAATTTAACTGCAAGTCCTTCACCGATTGCACCTGCGGTAAGATCGGTTAGTGTATTTACATCGGTATCGTCATCAACTAGCAATTCACTCACAAACGACCATGATCTCGGAGTTGCAAATGCTCGCGAGCTAGATTTAGGATCAAAATCGTGCAGATCTTTCTTGCTAAAAGTAAGGAACCCTAATACGTCTTTATGGATTTTATTTTCCGCCGCCCAATCAAACCAATCTTCCCAGTCTACGCCCATTTCAAGATGAATAAACCGATTTGCAAGCGCGGATGACATGCGGTAAGTAACACCTCGATCACTTTCACGGTTACCGGCTGCAACCATCACAACGTTATCAGGAAGTTCATATGTACCAACTCGACGATTGAGAACAAGTTGATAAGCAGCAGATTGTACAGATGGTGCCGCGCTATTCATTTCGTCCATAAACAAAATGATCATCTTATGATTTTGAGCAAAGTTTTTGTCCGGCAATTCCGCAGGAGGAGCCCAACGCATAGTGCCATTGTTAGAATCAAAATAAGGAATGCCTTTAATATCAGTCGGTTCCCAAAGTGAAAGACGAACATCAATTACATGTGCATCGAGTTCAGTACCGAGCTGATTGATAATATCTGATTTGCCAATACCTGGCGGCCCCCAAAGGAAGATTGGACGTTGATTTTTAAATGCTTTACGAAGTGATTTCTTTGCATTTTTAGGGCCAACTACACGGCTAAGAACTTCTGTCATATACGGTACCTGTGTTTATTATTGAAAAAATTAAGTAATTTCTTACTATGTATATATTGTATGATAGATTAAAAAAAATGTCAATCGTTTTAATTATCTGTTTCACGTTCTTTCATAGCTTTTATTAGGCCATATTTTCTTATGTCATCTGAAAATAAACAAAGCTCGAATGATCTTTTTGCAGAAAACACAATGATACAATAATGTGTAATATGATACGGACAATCGAGATATTTTTCAAGGAAAATGAGTGTTTGTGGGCTCATTTCAATTGGTTCAGAAAATGGAATTTCGTATGCTTTAATTTTCAATTCGTTAGTTAAAAATGCTAAGCCGTTGTCTGTTAATCGAAATGCACCTTGCTTGTTAATCCGATTACATTGCCACCATTTTCTCGAAAAAAGTTTCACGTTTGTATCATCGATACTTTTACCCCATAGATTCAAAAATATCTTAGTTAATGTATCACGTGTGATCATTTTTTCTCAAGAATACCGGTAGTGAGTTTGTAAACTTCAAAGTCGTTGGTATCGAACGTAGAATTTAATTTTTTGGCTAGATTATGAGCATGACCTTGATTACTAAAGCTAACTTTTTTATATTTTGGGCCTGGATAACTTGTTAAACTATTAAAGCTCTTTAGATTAAATGGATGGCCTTGATAAAAGACAGCCCAGATTGCATCGGCTTCTAAGATTTGTTCTGCTTTATAGTTCTTTTTATTAATATGTTCTAATATAATACGCGGTTTTGGTCTTGACATGGTGTTTCCGATAAACTACGTATATATTTATCACATATTAGACCTCTAAATCACCGCCATCCATTATTATAGTAATATTTTGATCTTCTGTGTTGACATATTTCTTAAGATCATTGTACATGCTTTCGTAATCTCGATTCATCTTGTCCATAATTTCAGATAAGGCAAGAGTTAGCAATCTTGCCTGCTGAATATTCATTTTTATTTCTTTTGACTGACTTAATTCAGCAGCTCTTACTTGTTGTATAAATTGTGTAATGGGGTATAAATTAATCGGATTTTGCATCGGTCAACTCCAATCGCATTGTGTTTTCAGTTTTGAACGGCCCTTTGTATGGATATCGTTCGATTGTAATAGCCTTTGGACAAAAACTTTTAACCCAACCCTTATCAAACTTAATTATGTAATATCCTGCACAATAAAGACTTTTACTTTGGTCGCTTTTAGTAAACAAAGGAAGTTTTCTTCTAATATCATACATTGGATTGTGTGGCCTGCATGAAGTGGGATAATTGTGTACTTCTTTTGGGGCAGCTTTTGTAACTCTTATTTTCGGACCGTGCAAGAAGAAGTTACTACCAAACTGGCGGGTGATATCTTCTTTCTTGTTAAACATCACATCACCCGTTTGGCTACTCAATACAAATTTATTGTTTTCTTTCTTTTGAAGGGTTCCAATTTTTTTGCCGTTCTGTTCTACAATCCAGTACTTTCCTTCGACAACAGGTTTTGCATATATTTCATTCATAAATTATTAGCCTACTCTAATTAGTGTAAATTTAAGGCACTTTCCGGTAGTGCTGTAGTTATCGTTCTCGATATCGTTATATAAATATTGTATACCTGCAAGCAACATCCACCCATCAACCTCTTCAAAAGTGATAGTTAAGCTCTTTGGATCAAACGGTGCAGAGAGGTACAGATTTCCTCCGAACAGTGTACCCTTTTCAGTTGCTTGTGCTACAAATATACATGTGCCCTCAGGAAGTTCTGACACATAAGCATCGCCATATTCTTCGTATTGTACGCCCGCTACTTGAAGAGCGCTAGTACTCATTAAGGAATTCCAGACTTCGGTGTTGTTTTCATCATATACTCTGATCGAACAGCTCGCAGTCAATTCTGCTCCTGATGCATGTGCAAAATTATCGCATTCGTACCATTCGCCTGGTTCAAAAATTCTAAATTCGGCCGGAACCTCTAATTCATTATTCCGGTCGTTTTCGTAATCATATAATGTATGGCCGTCATCCTCTTCGTTTTTTTCGGTCCAATAATTATATGCTTCTTCGCTAATTTTTTCAATTACAATTTCTCCCCCATAACCAGAAACTTCGATTGTATATGTTTGCGGGGTAAATTTAATAGTTTCGATTAATGCGTTCTTTTCTGCCGAGGTTGTCATATTATTAACCGTTAATCAAATGTATGAATGGAATTGCGTTGATCGTAGATCATCTTTACTATGTGATGATAATCATCGTCGGACATAATTGTTTTATAAAATCCTAATCCTTGAATAACTAAAATGGCTGCAATTTCAAGCGGTGAATATTCTTCTAGCATGAGCTCATTGAATGCCATATATTTGCTGTGTAAAGTAGTTGTTTCGTCGTTAAACATTATTTTATACCTGTGGATATTTTGCCTGGAACGGTGCTGCATAGTGCTGAATACTTTCTGCTATTTTTTGCATATCAAATGAACTACAAAATTTTAGCATACGAATACCTACTTGTGTGACCTCTTTTGGTTTACAGTTTGCGATAATTGTTTCATTAATTAATTGTCGAATATTGTCGGGTTGACGATTAAGATCGATTAAAATACGATTTCTATCATAATCATCTTTAACACGATGTTCCACTCCATTATGATCTGACCAACGCTGAAGCATAAGATTATTCCATGCAAACCCTTTACCGTTACGGTCATCAAATGCTTCAGTTAATCCGATTTTATTTTTAGTTCCTTTAGTTCTTACACCGGGATATGCACTAAAAATATTATCACTTGTATCGCCTCGAATACATTTTTCAAAAAGTAGCCATTCTGGATTCGGAGTCTTTTTTGTTTCCTGTGTTTTTTTATCGACAACAGGCTTGCCCTTCTTATCAAAAATACCTTCGATAGTATGTAATTCTTCAGAAATACCGTTGTATTGTTTTACATTAGGTGCAAGCAATTGATAAAAATCTGAATCGCTGCTAATAATAACGTGGTTATCAGTAGTATGAGATTGAATAATCCCTGCAATTAAATCGTCTGCTTCAAGATTAGGATGTTGAAGTACCGTGCAATTAGTTTTTTCTTTAATGAAGTTGTTAAACTCATCAAATGTTTCCCAGAACAATTTATCTTCTTCTAGTTCCTTTACAGTCATGGCTGCACGAATTTCTGCACGATTGCGTTTGTATGGGGCGTAAAAATCTTTGCGCCAACTACGGCCTTCTAAGCAAAAAATTACATGAGTTCCGTCAAAATCGTTCCATGCTTTTTTAATGCTATTAAACATAATATGAAGCGCCATGCCAACTTTAATGTTGCCGTCTCCTCTCACCACATGTCTTGAACGGAAAAACGTATTTGCTGTATCAACAATAATAAATGTCATGAAACCTCTGATTTACCATCACCACGTTTAACAATATTAATATAACCGACATCTCTATCAGTCATATCAATTCCTTGTTCTGCTGCAACGAATGCGCTAATATCACGGAACCATCGTGATACAATTTCTTCGTCGGGGTCGCCGTCTGTACCATACCCCTCTTGTTTTAATTTTAACACCCAATACTCATTCCAGTCAAGTTCGTAAAAACCATTACGGATATCGTCTGAATTAACATGTAAATGTAATACATCGACCCACGGTTCTTTACGTTTAGATGCAATTTCTTTAGGAGTTAGTAATATCTCGGCTTCTTTTTCTTTACGCTTTTTTTCTTCTCGGTTAAATTTTTTTTCGGCAGTTAAACGTGCCTTTTCGGCTTTTTCTTCTTCGAGCTGAACACGAAGCAATTCTTCTGTCGCAGTAATTCCTATTATATCTTTTAAAAATTTTTTAAGTCCCATTATGTTCCCCAACTATTACCGAATAATGGTAAATGTAACCTGTCACTATACCGCAATCCGTTTCCTAAAGCCATTTCTGCTACAGACCTAGCATTTAGATTATAGACTTCATTAACCCCGCCTACCGGCATTAGATACACTGGACCAGTGAATCCTTCTGCACGATAGATATCGACGGTTTCAATTGCCTCATCAACGTCTTCTTCAGTAGAAACTACAAATTTAAGATATGTATATCCAATTTCTGCATAATCACAAACAATAGATGGAATAATTGCTTTATCTCGAGATTCCCCTGAGCAACTTAACTTAGCACTAACACTAAAGGTAAGATCGCGCCCATATGCCATTCTCTTCCATGTAAATAAGTATCTCTTAAATTCGTCTGATAACCACTGTGTTCCATTTGTTTCAAATGTTAACCCTTTTAATTCTTGCATTACCGAATTCTCTAACAATTGGGGATACTCACGTTGCCATCCTAGTAACGGTTCTCCTCCTGTGATTACAAGATGCTCGTCTTCCCATCGTTTAAACGGAAGAAGGTTTACAATCTTTTCAGCAATTTCGTTAGTCGCCATTAACGGACTAAGATCTTTGAATTTTGGATGCCAACTTGCATAACTATCACAACCAGTTTCTGCAAGTGGAAGTGTATCATAATTCTTGTACGGCCCGTTTTCTGCAATTACATCTGCTTCTTTGCTAAGTTCGCCTTTAGACATACCGAATCCGCGACACTGAAAATTGCAACCATATGTTCGTAAGAAAACAGAAGGGACGCCCATGTGACGCCCCTCACCTTGTATACTATAAAATAATTCTGATATTTTAATCTTATTCATTATCTATGACCTTTCATCGATAAACAAATATCATAAAATTCTTTCTTGAGTGCAGGATCAGTTTCAAATGCCCCCTTCATAATTGCAGTTGTCATATCACTTTCGTGTTCCTTGACTCCTCGCATTGTCATACAGTGATGTTCTGCTTTTACTACAACGGCAATATGAGGAGTCTTAGCGTATTCTTGCAATGCTTGTGCAATTTGTGTAGTCATTTCTTCTTGAATTTGCGGGCGTTCACTAATATGATGCACGAGTCGATTGAATTTGCTCAAACCGATTACTTCTTGATCTGGAACAATACCAACCCAACATTTCCCTACAATATTTTGAAAGTGATGTGCGCAAGTGCTTCTTATTGAAATAGGACCAGTTGTGTACAAACTCTTATACCCCATATTTGGAAATGCAGTAACTTTTGGAACCGGGCGATACCTTCCACTAAAAGTTTCATACACCATCATTTTAGCAACACGTCTTGCAGTATCGTGGGTATTATGATCGTGGTCAATGTCGATGATTAGTGAATCAAGGACACCTTCAAACTTCCCTGCAACTTCGTCTACTAAAAGTGTTAATTCACCTTCTTGAATATAGTCTGCAATGTTATCATTACAATGAAATCTTTTATTGTCTAATACGATGCGCTGGCGAATTATATCGCTAATTAATTTATTATCCATGATTCTCTCTGATGATAATAAGGCAATGGATTGCCGTATTCTTATTAATATACATTCTTATTTAGAAAAGTCAACGTTTATTTTCAACATTTCTTAATTCGTCTTCTAAATATTCGACATATTGACACATAACATCGATTTTATGTCCAGGTTCGCTAGACTGCTTAACAGTTTCGATGTCTTTTTTAACCTGTTCGATTTTATTTTTTAGTTGTTGTGCAGTTAGTTCAGACATTATTTCCACCATGATTCATATGGAAAGTCGATCCACACATCTTCTTCGGCTTTATTGATTTCCATACTGCAAAAATCTATTTTTACTTTACAGTCACTGGATAAATTATCTACGAGGACAGCGAATTTTACATTTTGTCCCCATACATGATTCCATCTTTCATCGCCTGGTAAACAACTACCTTTCCAATTTGACATCAACCAATTTAGAGTTGCACCCGTATCATTTATGTCGTCAACTACTAAAATATTTTTACAAACTAGCTTGTCGATCTCGCCGTTATATCCGTATGCATCTTCGGACATCCAGCAAATAGTTTCACAATCGTCTTCATGGTCTCTAAGATTGATTTTTAAAGTGTACATTGGAATGTTAAGATAATGACTAATATATAATGCAGGCATTAGTCCCCCTCGTGTGATACCTACAATATAATCAGGCCTCCAATTGCTTTTTTCAATTTGATTACAAATATCTTGTACTAATTTCTTAAATTCTTTATGTTTAATTTGTCTTTTATTCATCGGTTAACCTTTTCCAAGTTTTATATTTTTCAAGTTCTACATTATATTCTTCCCAAAGTTTTTTTAACTTAGGAAATTCATTTTCTATTTCTATATCACGGGACGGAATATAAAGAAGTGTTTCAATAGTTTGTAAACGCTTCTCTAAATCTATGCCATTTATTACAATTGCTCCGTTTATAATTAATGCAGCATTTGGTTCTATAATGACTTCGTTACTGTTAGATGGTATAGTCATAACAGGTTCACCAAGACTATTGTTAAAACTATGTTTGTTAACACCATGTTGTGTAGTGTTAACGGCGCCGCTGCCAGGTGCTAAAGTAACAGATGAAATAGTTCCATAAGGATATAATGAAACAGAATTTGTAAGGGTTGTTGTGTTACTTGTATTCATTTAGCAGCTCGATTAATCTTTCTGCTGAGAAAAAGTATTCTCGCAAGTTTTCTTTTTGGTCTTCTAATCGGTGGATCCTAGTACTATAAAATGTCATATGATCTATGATTGTAGAACACAATGCTAATTTATACTCCTCGTACGATTTGAAAGTTTCGGTCCATTCACTTGGATATTTAAATGTTTCAAAATACATTTCTGAATAACTAAGTCGATCAGGCACTAACGGAATTGCACCAACAATTGCACCCTCATACATACCAATACCGAGTGTTTCTTGTAAGTTAGCACTAAAAACCATCTTCGCTTCACCTAACAGTTTATGATATTCGTCTTTAGATAAATTTTGTTCTTGACATACGACAAATTTATATTGTGGTAAACACTTTTCTAAATCTTTAAAAATATCTAGTTGTTTTTCTGGTGCGATTCGATGCGGAAATAAAATTAAATCTTTTTTAAGCATATTCTTATATGGTGACAATGTTTCCTCCATATAATTCATCGGCCATCCTGTGCGAACAATTTTCTTATCTTTAACATAGTCATTGAGTATTTCTTTTGCCCAATCGTCTACTAAGATATAGCCGTCTTCTAACAGATTCTTAAAAAACATATCGATGTGAAAATCTGTAGCAAAGTAGTTATGATCAAAAGCATGGAAGAATGCCTTTTCTGCATGGCGCACCCAGGGTGCGTTTCCGATCAATCTTCCTAAGAAATCTTGCGGATCATAAGACCCTGCATGGAACATACCGTGTAATGTCCAGTTAAATCCTAATAGATCCTTTATATATTTCAGTTGAATAATTGAAGGATTCCAGGCGTCTGTAAAAAGTATGTGATCGTTAGTAGACGTGTCTCCTCTATTATGATATTCTAAAAAATTACATAATTGTGAACTCTTCCAGTAATTAGTATCTGAAAAATTTAAGAAAGCACCGGGAGTAAGTTGGCTATCTTTTTGAATTCCGTCTATCTGGACCACATTAAACTTATCGCCTACTTTCTTCTTAAGAAAGGTCGGAAAATGTTTGTGCCATTGTGCTGTGTATCTAGTTTCGATCGGCTCAATAGAGAAAATCCAAATTGTAGGTTTCATAACATACCTCTCGGTGCCATAATGTGTAAATATATGCTATTTTTAGTGCGATCGCGGTTTATGAACTCGTGCGCCGGGCTTGTTATTATTATGCCGGTTGTTGTTCCATGGGCGTTTTGTACCTTTTACTTCACGTTCGTAAATCTGCCAAACTCTTGCATGTTTATTATAAAGATCGCCTGGGTTGAAAGGCAACAGTTCAATACGGCAAAAGTTAAGGAATGAATCGAGATCATCGAAGATCTTAACGATATCAGGACGACGTTCAAAATAAGTTTGCTTAGTTTGCTTGTTTGAATATCTCTCGTTAGTTGACATTTTTATTATCTCTTATTATAAAGTTGATGAAAATTTAATGAAGCAGCCATTCTCGCCATCTTCACTTACTTCGATCCAGTTTTCACGATCTGGATATCTTTCTGAAATGCTACTATTTAATTCTCTAGCAACCATTTCGCAAGATTTGTTGTCTAATTGAAGAGTATTACCCGTATACAAGTTCTCCAACCAGCGTTTAAATTGTATAAATTCGATATCTCTATCGTCATGGAAGACTTCGATCCATACTTTGAAACGGAACATGTGTCTATGAGGATGTCCTAAAAATTTAACATCCTCGAGATCGAAATCAGTTAGCGCAGCAGGATACGAATGAATTCCTTCCTTTCTAAACGTTATCCAGATCATGTTAGTTTCTTCTCGGCTCATTTTTTTATTAGTAGTTAAATTATATTTTATTGTACACAATGAATTGTAATACGTCAACAAAAAAGAATGAATCTTATTTAATAATTTTATCATTTTTGTATTCATGCCACGATGTAAATTTCTTACGATCTTTCAGGTCGTGTAAACTATGACACCAAACTCCGGGATTTGTTTTATCGAAGCCCTTATCGTCAAATTTAATCATAGTGTTATAGTTCCAAAGTTGCATATACGGTAGCGAGATTCTAACTTGCGGAATAAAAAAACTATAACTGCATAAACTACTTTCGTGAAAATCTTCAGCTTTAGTAATTGGAATATCCAAAGAACATAGATACCCGTTTTCTAAAAAGTGCATGATCAGTTGATCCCATTGATCCCATTCATCTTTCGTGTTGGGATTAAAACTGTGATTAGCACCAAAAAAGATATGATTAATTTCGTAAGTAGTTTTTGCAAGTGCTTGCTTAACATCATCGATAGGCTGAACACCTGTAACAAATAATGTGTCTAATCCGTATGCAGGAGTTTTTTCAACTTCTTTTCCTGTAAAAAATATAACTGCATCAGTTGTTCCGGTTGAATAATTACGTTTCATTTTTAAGCTCTTCTTCTAATTGATTAAGTTTTGCAATCTGTTCTTCTGTAAATTCTTCGTCTGTTTGTTCCTCTTCACCAAATAATTGCGAAAAAGATGGATTAGCACTCATCAATCTTTTCCCAGTATTTCCTCTAGTTCCGATGATACGATCGAAGAATTCGTGATATTTTTCCACAACTGCTTCTGAATCGGCTCTACTATCTTTCGAAAAGATCTCATCGACGATTTTTCTAAAATATAATGGATATCCTAACCCACTAACGAGCATTGATGGATACACAGCATTATCGTATTGCCGATTTGCTTCTTGCACAGCATTTAGGTGTGCCCATACGTTATGCCCCATTTGAATAGCATAGCTGAAACTATCCCATGACGTATTGCCTTCTTTACCGACTTTATTTAGGTCTCCTGGTGCATAGATACAAATATCTTTCATTAATACCTGATCGATCATGGGACTCGATTCAAAGTTTTTAAAAATCTTATCTTGAATTACGCCATCCTTAAATAATCGAGTATCGGTTGCGTATTTTTTGTTATCCGCACTCGGAACCATTCGATATACCCACTTAGATAATGGTGCAGTTTCAGTTTGAATATAGATTTGGCCATTTGCAGTTGCTAAAAACGGGCTTGCACAATCGAAACTAATCGTAAAGTTTGGATTATGGTATTTTCGAACTGCTCGTTGTATATCAGTTAGCAAACATGCCCATTCTAATTTACTAGTACCGAGAAAATGCATCCAATCATGTTGCCCTTGTTCTAAGAAACCATCAAATCTTAATGCTACTAACCTTCTTAGAATTAAATGGACATCACACATGTTTTGTCCGCCCATTGCCCAACCGTTAAATGCTTTATCGTCATAGATAGATGTATCACAAAACTTTTTCATTTTTTGATACCAATCATCTGCTTGCCCGTGATCTTCGCCTTGCAACACATTGAGGAATTTACAGTTTCCGTTTCTATGTTTAATGAAGTATTCATTATTATAGATAGTTGCAGCCACTGCATCGTCGTATTCACAAATACCGGTTGCAGCTTGTCCTTCTGGACTTCTACAAACCCATGCCGGAATATCGAGGACCATACCGTAATCCATCAATGAATCCATCCATGCTAATACTTGTGTTCTTTTGAGGTGTGCCGCATCTATTTTTGATTGATATTCCTTGACTCGATCGATCTTAACAACCTTAGGAGTTCCTTTCTTATTGAAAATCGGATTTCCATTGTTGTCTAATACTGGGACAGTTTCTACTCCTCTTGCGATACACTCGGCCATCTTTGCTTGTACTTCTGGACTATTAGGATCTCTCCATTCGCCCTCCCATACACCTTTACCGATCTGGAAGCCACCTGAGTCTCCTAATACCCAACTAGTTGATCGGTCTCGATTACGAAACATGTCTTCTGATTCGTCGTTCTTTGTCAAGTCAAGATTTGCATGACCCGCCGAATACAAGCACCAGTTATAATGAAATAAACCTTTTTGCGGTTCGAGATAGTTAAGGCTTTCAACATTGTTAATAAATGAAGTCGGCAATCGTGCAGGGTCTACGTAATTCCTATATCGTTGTTTTCCGATAAATGTGGCATAGAATCCAGAAGTTGCAGGTAAAAATACTGCATAGTCGTTCTGTGTTGCTGTTAAATTTTTATTCATCTTTTTTGTTTATAGTATGTAGTACTGTAATATGGCGGATTAGAGGGAATATTTACACTTCCGGTCATAGTGTAAGGAGGGGGTATGTACGTATGCTTAGATGTTTCTAAAGCACCCACACGTTGAGTCAACAGTTCAAAATCCTTAACTAATCTAGCCATTGGTCCGATAACCTTATCGGTATTCTCCGAATCAACTAATGATGCAACGATCATTAACTTTTTAAATGCCTTTCTTATTTTAGGACTGTTTGATGTCATTGCTGTGTCGAACAATTCTACAAATCTTTCTAAATCGAAATCTTCGTCCATGGTAGTATCCTTACTTTGCTTGTACAGGTAAAATGTAATTGTATTCTGCTAACCCGCTATCAACAGTGATCTGCATTGCACCTGGATTCTCTGAAATCTTAATTGTAATGTCGCCCGGTAATGACAGAATACTAATAGTCTGTGCCACCGGCCATGATAATATTTGTTTTAACTTTCCAGCATTTGGTTCAAACACAAAGGACCCAGCATGTGTACTAATATTACCAAAACTTAAAACTAAGTTATCATTATTAGTTGATGCCTTAAACATGAGTTCCTCGGAGTGTGCAGTCTGCTGGAATTTTAATCGTTGAATGCTAGACATGCTAGGTACAAAGTTAAGAGCCCATGATTCCGGCGTCTTATATTTTAATGACTTTAGCTTTTCGTCAACAAATTTTTGATACATAAATCTATAGTCATTTTGGAAATCACCGGATTCATTTATAAAGTGTAGTCCAGTTGGAATAACCTCACCGTCTCTTTCATCTTTGACTACTGAAATAGTAGCGTTTGTTTTATATTCAGGGCACTTTAAGTGAATGTCTAATTTATTTAGGTTAGGCATTCCGAATACACTATCAAATTCTGGTACCAGTGACTTAGTCTTGCCTTGGATGACGACTGACCGATCATCAGCATTTGCTTCGATAATAGTTTCGCCGTTTACTGATGAGATCTTTACTAGCGAAATGAACCCAAGTGCATGGGTATGTGCTACTAAGTCTTGTAAAATATCTTTCATTTAATTCTCCATTTAATAATATTATAGTTAAGTTTTTGTCAAAAGTCAATAATTATTCTTATCAAAAGTCAAATAAACTGTTAAACGTATTCTTTTGTATAGTGCTGGATAAATCCCAATTCAATACTCCGATTAAGTTATCTAGTTTCTTATCGATAACAATTGATTCCATCTCATCATGATCGAACGGTAGATCTTTAAACCATTGAGGAAGTCTAAGTTCGTCAACTGGATATGCTACACTCGAATATTCTAACGGGTTAGCTTGTAATTTACATACAATAACCTTTGCGCCATCGAGAATAGTCATAGAATACTTGTCATTAAAAAGTCTCTTTAATGTATTCCAGTTGATACTTGCTCTAACATGCCCTGGAAGAGTTGCTTTACCTTGCCGTTTTTCCTTTGCATCATATTCGGTAACATTATTGGCTCTTTTAGGGCTACCTTTTTCCCAACCTGGCCTCATTTTAAATTCAGTTCTAAACTCAGTTATGTAATCTAATACTTCTTGTTGAGTTGCGCCAGTTAGTACCATTTCTAATACCTTACTTAAAAAGTCTTGAATAAATTCTGGAGTATCTGAACGTTTAAGATCTAATCCCATTGCTTTAATTTCGCCAGGTTTACCATCCTTATCTTTGCGTTTACCTTCTTTATCATATACCAGTACTGCATATCGCTTTTTAGTGATGAATAATGATTTTGAACCTATAATTTCACGACCTGCTTTGATACTGTCACCACGTTTTTTCGGACAATGGAACTGGTCTAACATAAATTGTGCAAACGTTCCATTAACTTCGTCACCAATTTGGTCGTATAACTGTGTTACTGTTTCTTTTGTCCAAGGAATAGTGCCATTATCAATTTCCTTTTTTAGTGTCTTATACGCTGAAAAATAACAAGAGTCAGTATCTCCATAGATAATTGCTTTACCGACGTGATCATAATCTCCAGTAATGACTTCATTAACTTTAGCCGCCATATGTTTAGCAATTTGTCTACCTGTTAATGTAGTAGATTGACCGATCCTTTTATCAAAAAATCGACAACCTGGATTAAGAATAGCGCCATACAGGCTATTTAGATTAATTTTTTTAACTAATTGTCTCTTATCCCAATACTCTTCTTCAATTTTGTTTCCAGCATTAATAGCATCTTTTAATTTAGCCTGCATTTCTTTACGTTCAGCATACCACCGTTTTAATAGTCCGGGAATAATGCCTTCTTTCTCCCAAGTAAAGATAGTTCCGTTCGCACTTAACATCCATGGTTGATTACTTTCAAATAATAATCGATATACTTCTGCTGAACTTACTATATCGGTATCACCGTTCTCCCAATCAATTGTTATATCAGTACCTATCTGTTGGGCCATTACTGATTCATATTCTTCAGTTCCAAATTTACCTTCCCATGCAGCCGCAAAACTCTTTCCTTTAGCCATTTGCGATTCGATAAATGAATCGGTTCTATCAGATCGTAATTGACCGATAATAGTCTCTGGGCCCATATTTAATGCACGAATCACCGAAGGATACAGCGAGTTGATATCAAGCGATCCTACCCAATCTTGAATACCTTCTTTTGGGTGGGCAACATATGCACCTGCGGCTGCTGAGCTTTCTCGATCATCTGTCTTAGGTCGATTCGGTACAACAAACCCTCTATGATGTGCTTCATTAATAATTGCTTGTTCTGTTACCGCCACGGCACCCATAGTAGTTCGGAGAAGTACTGTATTTTCGTGTGCAAGCGAATTAGCTAGATCGATAAACTTTAACTTCTTGTCGAGTTTATCCAACAGCATAGTATCTTGTCTGTTATACTCGATAAAAGTTCTAAAATCGTTGTTATATAGTTGATCAAGTGTTCCTTCATATGCTACCTTCTTTTCATTTAATTCATATTCTGCAATTGCGTCAAGCCTGTAACTATGTCTTTCTTCGTATGTATATTTGCGATATAATTCTAGGCTATCTAAGTGTACACGACCGACAAAGTCATATGTAGTTGATTGTCTACCAAACTTTTCAAATTCACGTTTTTTTGGTAATTGATTAAACAAACAGAATCGTCTAGTATCTTCTTTCGATAATACTTTAATAACACGATTTACGGTGTACGGAATATCAAATCCTTCACTGTTCCACCCACTTATAATATCTGCATCTTGAATTAAATCTAAAAATGTATCTAATAGCGTTGCTTCATTATTGAATAAAATAGTATTTGGTAGGTCTTTAACCTGTTCCTGCGCTTGTTCCATTGTTAGGGTTTTTGGAGGTATAGCAAGACAAACAAGGGTCTCTAACCATTGCAGATGGACAGCAATTGCAGTAATTGGCATAAATGCGTCGTCTGGACTTGCATATCCTCTTTCTGGATCAAAGTCTACCTCGATATCGAAAAATGCCACATTAAGTTTTGGAGCATCTCGATTTAGATAATTTTCTGATAAGCAAACAAACAGCGGATTAATATCGGCTTCAAAAATTTGTTTATTGCTAGCAATAGACAGTTCCTTTCGAAAGTCTTTGGTAGTTTTACAAACAACTTTTGTTACTGTATCGCCGTAGATACTATTATATTTTCCTTTCGGGTCTTTATAATAGAAAGTGTGTTTTACAGGGATATCTCTAAATTCCCGGTCACCTTTAGAATTTCTTTCAACGATTTTGATAATATCATTATCTCTATCGTTCCATGCGTCGACATAGCTCATAGTTCTCCTGTGTGAATTTTGGCTCACACGTACCCGCAATACGATTTATGGCTCGTATAACCGTTCCTTATAAAATTAGATACGCTTTGTAACGTCTAGAATTGCTTCGATTTCTTCCCAATCGGAATTATGATCTTGCCAATTGCCTTTATGTGCAATTTTGATAGCCTTGTTAATAACACTCGGCTTGATGGTTAGTTCCTCTGCTACTGCTTTCACAGTATCTTTGAGACCTTCGTTGAGATCTTCAATTTCTCTTAAAACAGTCGAACCTTCATTGATTAATTTTTCAAGTTTTGCCTTTTCCTCAGGCCCGTAAGCTCTGCTCATAGTTTTTCTCCCTGTAATATGCCTAGTTTAGATTAATTCTTATTTACTGTCAATATAAATGGTATTATTTGTTTTTTGCTAATTTAATAATTCTGCCTAATTCAATATTCTCAAATACAGGTGAAGATTTAGTTAAGTCTGTCATTTTTTTATGTAGATCTTGTTGAGATAAAGTGTCTTTTTGAAATTGCGAGGTTGATTGAGCAGCCTTTTGTTGTGCTACTTGTCTTGCATATACATCAGTATATATTTTTGCTCTTTCAGGGTCACCGGCTTTTGTCAATTCTGCTGCCTTGTTTAATAGCTCTTGATTTGGTGTGAACACAGTTGGTAAACCGTTAGGAGTTGATGCACCTTGTGGACTAGTAGTTATGTTTGAACTTCCGACATTTGTTGTTGTATTAACTGACGGAGTTGCGCTCTGCGCAGGAGTGGTTGATCCACCTTGTGCATGAGGTACTAAATCTGGAAAATCTTGTTGAAATTCAGCAGCGCCTGCTTCTGCGTCGGATTTATTATCTTCAATTAGTTGTAATCTTGCTGATAAACTACGAATTGAATCTGATGACTCTTGAATTCCTTTGACTTCGTTTCTGTGTCGATGGTATGCAATAAAGAAATCCTCGCCGACCTCACCAGTAGTAGGAATTTTTTCTCCTAGACTAACTAATTTTTCGCGAATTCTTTGTAATTTTTGAGCAGCAACATCTAGTTGTGTTGATCCGGCGGAAGTTGGGTTAATGTTGTCATCTTGACCATTTTTGGGGGTAGTAGTTGTATCAGTAGGAGTTTCGGAATGACGATGTAATATTGACGAGCTTACATCTTTGATCATCTCATCAGAGAACTCTCCGAATTTTTTAGTTCCTTCAGCAGCTAAACTAGCACTTGATGCGATTAGTTTACTATTTGGGTGTATTACATTTGATAATAAGTAAGTAGCAATAGTGTTACTTAACCATGAACCGTTTGAGTTGAGCCAAGTACTAATCGCCCCTCTTCCAACTGGTGTCATGGCAATTAAACTTAATCCGGAAAATATAGGACCAAAGAACGGAATAAAGGCTGCAACTCTAGTTACCGCGGTTAAAATAGGTATTAATGCTATGCTAGTTAATATTGTTGATGCTATTTTTCCTGCAAACGCGGCAACTATATCATCGATTTCTTTAATTGCTTGCTCTTCTGATATTTGATTCTTATCAAGACGAGATTGAATTTCATTTATAGAATTTTGAGCAGGCACCCAAAAATTATATATGCCAAGTACCTTTGCAAATCGAAGCAATAGTTTTGAATTTCCTCCTTTTATAGCTTTAGAAAAATCAGCTGGTTTAGGAGCCGCATTGGAATTAGGACCAGCTTCGTCCAATTCATACCCAAAACTTTCGACTAATTCTTGTTTGATTAATTTTTTAAGTGGCATTATCTAAATCTCTTTTTATTTGTAATGCAATTAGGAACACTGTGATCATTTTTTGTATTAGTTCCGAGTTGTCTATAACCCTTCCAACAAGGGTCTTTCCCTTCATCTGTCGAACTTGGTAACATTTTTTGATCACCTACTATCTGATCATAATGGTCCATTGATAATGTGTTGCCTTCTCGGCTTAAATTAATAAGCATTTCTGCGACATTGTGTAAATCCATGTCAGTTTTAGCATCTTCACGTGCATATTCTAAAAGACGGATTAATAACGGTACATCTAATTTAATAGTATCTTCTGGATTAACTAACTCATCTTCTATTGTCGGTTGAATACTGCGACGGTTGCTGTTACTTTCTCCTAAAACTTTTTGTGCAATTTTACGAGAATACATTTTAATTCGTTGCTCTTCTAATTCGCGAACCGATTCTGCTTCTTGTTCAGCTTCTGCAAAATACTTTTTAAGTATTGAATCTTTCTTTGGTTTCGGTTCTGCGGAAGGTGCTTGATAATGTTGAATAGCCATTTGAACAGGAAGGCTAACCTTGTGTGGATTAGCTCCTTCATTTAAAATTTCTAATGATCGTCTGATGTCATTAGAATTTTCTACAGGAGTTGATGCGTTATTATCCAACACCTGTAGAATTTTCTTCATATCCATAGTATTATCCGTTAAGCCTTTTTAATAACTCTTTCATACGATTGAAATCAACAGATTCGTTAATTTTTGTTTTATCTAAGTTATCTTCCTTCTTGTGCATTTTGTCAATTGCGTTACGATAATTTGTAAGATCTTGACCACTTGCTGGTTTCTTGTCCTTAAACATCTGATCGCCTTTCTTTTCGGCATAGCTCTTCAATGTACCATGGCTTAGTTCATCGAGTTTCTTTTCCTTAGCCGCCTTCTTCATTGGCTCTTTCTTGTTGCCGTCTTTGTCTAGGTCAAGGAAGTCTGGCTTAGATGCTTCGCTAACTTCTTTGCTTTTTCTATTACGATTGACTACTTTTTGCAAATCTTCGTCTGATGCTTTTTTGTGTTCGTCTCTGCTGATTTGCTTATTCTGTTTAACGCCTTCTTTACCGAGTGCCTTTTTTATATCAGGATCGTTACTAATTGCACGGGTAACAACTCTACGAGCAGTTGAACGAACACCACCTTCGTCCATATCGTCTTCTTGAATCTTTGGCATCTTGATCGGAGTTGGATCTTTTGAATAACGATCTTTGACCAGTTTCTTCAAACGATTTAAATCCTTACCACTGTGAACCACTCTTTGACCATCTGGTTTAGTGATAATAACTACATGACCACCATCACCTGTTTTCTTGTATTCTACCTTGTGGTCGTCCTTTAGATTGTCGTTTTCATTGATGTGAGCTAAACGAGCAGTTGAACGAACACCGCCTTCGTCTAATTCTTCTTCCTTGTCTTTAGCAGTCTTTTTAATAGGAACTTCTTTGTGCTTTACCGCAGGAAGTTTAACACCACGTTTCTTTAACTCAGAATCCGCTTTCTTAACATCGTTATCTTCGTCATCGTCATCCCATGATTCGTAAACACCTTGTCCGTAAACTTCGTCAAGTTCTTCCTCGTCTCTATCTTGCTTAGTCTTCTTGATATGAACTTCTTTATCTTTTACTTTCGGTAACTTGATCTTACGCTTGTTAAGTTCATCATCTGCGCGACGAACATCGTCGTCATCGTCATCATCATCTTGTGATTCGTCTAAGCCAGCAGCTTTACGACGACTTCCAATAACTTCATCTTTTTCAGATTCGATTTTGCCGTCTTTATCCCAATCCTTCTTTGCTTTTGGGCTTTTTGCTTCTTCTAACTTTTGAAGTTGTACAATCTTAAGTTCTGCAATTTTAGCTCTTGCTTCACTTAATTTCTTCTTAAGTTCTGCTTTTTCGCTCTCGTTAAACATTTCAGAATTTTCTAACTTCTTTCCATAATCGCTAAATTCCATTTCGTACTCGAGGTAGTGATAAACCGAAGCAATATAGTCGGCAGCTTTAGTGATCTTTGCTTGAACCCATGCTTCTAATTGTGCATCGTCTTCGAGTTTCTTAAATAATTTTACTGAATAGTTAGCGATCTTGTAAAGGTCCGCCTTAGCCATTGCCCCTTCGTGGTCTATTTCACCATGTGGGATAAAGTCTTGTGTTGGTTCTACATGCGGATCAGTCGGTGGTGTTTCTAAACCATGCATATCGAATTCGTTAATTTGTTTTTTGCTCATGAGTGAACTCCGGTCTTATTGTATATTTATCGTTTTACTGGCGCACCAAATATATTACTTTTCATATCTAGTGCATTAGTTGCTGTGCCCGCTGATGTTTTTGGTTGTACAACTTTCGGTTGTGGCGGCGCCTTAGTTCCTGACCCGGTTGCAACACTGCCAGTATATGACTTTTTACCTCGAGCTTTTCCTGGACTTAATTGTGGAGCCTTAACGGTGCCGATATTTGCTGCACTAGTTGCTCCGGCTGTTGCAGTTTCGCCTAGTAATTCACTAATTTTCATTTCTTATCTCCATACCATAACCTGAACCAGGCCGGCGTTCCCGGTTTAATATTATTTTTTCTTTGATAACGGCCTTTATCAAATTCTACCTTATTTTGTTCTTTTTCGGTACGTAGCGTATCTAATCTTGCTTGGGCGCCTAGTCCGTCAAATTGACTAGCAATAATCATTTCTTGTACAGGATCATCGGATGCAAGATAACAGTCTTGCTCACTTTTTTGAGGAATGTTTGCTGATGTGATTTTATATTGTTTCATCACACGCCATATTTGTTTTTCTTAATTTTTGCTACTGAACTAGTTTTGTTAACATTACTAAGTTCTTCACTACGATTAGTAGTTAACCGTTTAACTGGCCCTGCTCCTACCATTTTAGCAGCAGAATTAATTATTTCTAATTCTGCATCTGTGTACGTCGACAATAACGGATCACCGGAGAATGCACCCGCTGCTTTTGTTGGATAATCCGGAGCTCCGGCCATAGCTATACCGAATCGATATTGCATATACGATGATCCATTTGATTTGTTCATGCTTAAATTAGGCATACTAATAGCACCTTTCATGCTAGCAAATTGCTCACCTGCAAGGGCTTCTCCGGTTGCTGGCGGCACATCTTCTAATAAAACCGGGGTATTGATAATCTCATAAATTTTCATTTTAAATCCTTACTTGTACTTGTTATCGTTGAGATGCTTTTGAAATTCTTCATGTAGTTTTTCACAAACACTCTTGGTCAAGTTGTCGTCTAACTCTTCAGGAAGTTCTCGAATCGGAAATTGGGTTATGTAATTTTTATAACAGTCTGTGATTGCGGTTTTGAAAATTGTCGGACTAAAAGATTCATTCTTTTTAGTTTTTTTCAAACACCTTGCAATGATGGGATACAAATGCCGGCGATAACTTTCGTCGTCGTGATTCATAAAATAAACAAGATCTTCAGCTAAATCAAATTTTAATTCAGCTTTACCATCTTTATATTCAATAAAACCATCTAATTTATTTTCAAATAATTCTTTTATTCGCATAATATAAACCTTGATAATACAGTCGCAAGAAAATATTGCGGATACTTTATTTATCCGCAATAAACAGTTTAGATTATGGATTGATAATTCGTTCGAGCCTCTTAATGCCGGTTCCGAGATGCATTTTAGCCATTGTTAAGTTTTTATCCCCGGTGATATAAAAATAAACCGTTAGACTACCTAAGCAGATGTAATTTCTATGCCTCAGTGCAGACATGGTAGATTTTGGAACTCGCAAATTTTTGTTATCGGTAGCCCAGTTTATAAACCCTTCATAATCAGTGTTGCGATCAACATAAATGTAAACTTTATAATCATATAGCAATGATGAAACAATTGTCCCTTCTGTAAGAGCTGTCTTCGGTGAATAAATTTCTTTTACATAATTTCCTGCTATTTTTTTAAACCATTCGATATACTTAGGCTCTTTTAGATATATAGAAAGGTAACATCGTTCTACTCGAATAGAAAAGTCGTCAACATCTCGCAACATATCAACAATGTTTAATAGTAGATCATAGTCTATTGTTGGCCGATGGTATTGAGCAAAATTATTCGGATCGAGTGTATTTTTACGGTAGTATAATATACGATCGTATGATCTATTTAAATTTGTGCCTCGAAGAAGCCTTGCACCAGGCAATACCAGCACAATTTTATGCTGGTATTTGTTCAAATACAGTTTCTTTGTTTCCTTATGCAGGATCATTTACGATCTCGGTGGTAAGTAACGGAATCTTAGGTACCTTTGGTTTTGAAATAAGTAGGATCTTATCCTCATTAATAGTAATGGATACCTGCCCACCGTGTTTAAGATCAGTGAACAGCATCATCTTAGCAAGGTCTCGTTTAATCTCTTTATCAATAACACGTTGTAATGGTCTTGCACCCATTTTAGAATCAAATCCCTTTTCAATAAGCCAATTAATTGCTTCCTTATTGATCTTAACCTTGATCCCTTTCTCTTTGACCATCCCTTGAAGCTCGTCGATAAATTTATTTACAATCTTAACAGACGTAATTCTATCGAGTCTATTAAATGTGATAATACCATCTAAACGATTTCGGAATTCTGGAGTAAAGAATTTCTTAAGATCTGTATCACTAAAGTCCTTTTGTTGTACCCCGAACCCAATTGTGTTCTTTTCAGCAGCCTGCGCACCTGCATTTGTAGTAAGAATAAGAATGATATTACGGCAATCTGCCTTTTTACCATTAGAACCAGTTACAAATCCGTTATCCATTAATTGCAATAGAATTGTTGTTACATCAGGATGTGCTTTTTCAACCTCATCGAGAAGTAATACTGCATTAGGGTGTTCTTGAATCTGTGTAATCAGTTGACCTGCATTTTCTTCAAAACCTACATATCCCGGGGGGCTACCAATCAACTTACTAACACTATGCTGTTCTTGGTATTCACTCATATCGAATCGAATAAGATTTACACTAAGATGTTTAGCAAGTGATTTAGCAGTTTCGGTCTTACCACAGCCAGTTGGGCCCATGAATACAAATGAACCGATTGGTTTGTTTTCGGATTTAAGACCTGCTTGTGCAACAATAATCTTATCAACCACTTCTTCGATTGCAAGGTCTTGGCCGTAAACATCGTCTTCGAGTCCTTGTTGCAACTTTGAAAGACATACACTTTCGGTTTCCATAACTTGTTCTTCAGGAAGATTTACCATCTTACTAAGTTCAAATTGAATTTCATGTTCACCGATAATTCTATCTTCAACGATCTTTAAATTAAATCGTGAACATGCACAATCAATAAGATCGATCGCCTTATCGGGAAGTTTCTTATCTGCTTGATATTTTACAGATAACTTAATTGCAGCCTGAAGAGCATCTTCCTTAATTTTAACATTATGATGCTGTTCGTAGTACTTTTTAATTCCCTTGAGAATTTGTAATGTTACTTCTTGTGTAGGTTCATCGATGGTAATACGCTGGAATCGACGCATTAATGCACGATCCTTTTCAAAATGCTTGCGATATTCTTCCCAAGTAGTTGATGCAATTACCTTAATATTGCCTTTGCTAAGTGCAGGCTTCATCATATTTGCAAGGTCGTTTGCACTATTTCCACCTGACCCTGCGCCATTAATCATATGTGCTTCGTCGATGAATAGTACAGTCTTTCCTTTCTTTTGTAATGCCTTAATTACATGTTTAAATCTTTCTTCAAAATCGCCTCGATATTTACTACCTGCAAGCATTGCGCTAATATCTAGATTATAAACGGTATAGTCTTTAAGGAATTCTGGCACTGCACCTTTAACAATGTTGTATGCAAGACCTTCGGCAATTGCAGTTTTACCTACCCCCGGATCACCAACAAGAATTACATTATTCTTACTTCTACGTCCAAGTGCAAGTGCAATGTTTTCAAGTTCGTCGATTCTACCGATAACGGGATCGATTTTGCCCTTATTAACGTAGTCATTAAGGTTAGTGGTATATGCATTAAGTGCTTTATTACTGCCTGCATCGGGCTGTTCTATTTCTTCATCTTCATCTTCGACTGCATTATTTAGGTAATCGGCAAATTTATCTTTGTCAATTTCTGCTTGCTGGGTATAGTAAAACACCCATGATTTTTTCTCTCCCATCATAGAAAGGAACACATCAGTGGGTTCAATTTTTTGACGACCATTAAACAACACTTGAGTAAATGCTCGATTAAGAACACGCTCCACTGTTTGTGTCTTTTTTGGTTTCACAACTACTTCTTGAGTAGTAATATCAGCACACTTTGTCGTCAAGTATTCAAAAATATTCTTCTTAATAGTGTCTGTATTTGCACCATATCCTTTGATGCATTTAGTGAAAGAGTCTTCTTCGAGCATGGAATGTAAAATATGCTCGATAGTAAGATACTCGTGATGCATTTTTTTAGCAGTTTCGATTGCTCGCTCAAATACTGCTTGTAGATTATCACTAGGTTCAACCATTATGTTTTCCTCTAAAAATATTTATGATGTTCTAATATTAGCATATGTAATGCTCTCAGTCAATTTTTCCGGTGATCTCCTTGTTAATGTGTCTTAATTTAGATACGATTGCCGCATTAGTGATTGCCTGCACCTTAATATTAATAATAATAATAAATCGACCAGTACGTCCACTATGCGGATTAGTAAATCCTTTGCCTTGGCTTGCAAATTCGGTGCCGGTTTCCACGCCTGCGCGGACTTCTAAATCCATTTGCTGTCCGGTAATTAATTGTATCTTTTTCTTACATCCGATCATTGCTTCAATTGGGTTGACATCGAGTTTTGTGTAAAGATCGTCTCCTTGTCTAGTAAATCGATTATCTGGTGCTACTATAATTGTAACATTAAGGTTACCGCGAGGCGCTCCGGGATTAGAATCATCGCCCAACCCTTGATACCGTATTGTTGCACCATTTTCAACACCGGCCGGCACATTAATAACAACTGATTGAGGTTTACCACTTGGCAGAGTGTATGCTGCTTCAATTTGTTTACCTTGATATGACTCAAATAATGTGATCTGGCATTGAATGTTTAGATCTCGATTGCGGTGCATGTGAGGCTGTTGTCTTCCAAAGATATCGTGAAAATGTGCACCAAAAGGAGAATTTCCAAAAATATCGTGGAAATGCGCACCAAAAGGGCTATCACCGAAATTCATTTGTTGCCCTCCCATTCGCATTTGATCATATTCGGCTTTTTTCTGCGGGTCGCTTAACGCATCATATGCCGCCGAAATGTCTTTGAATTTGGTTTGATCACCCCCTCGGTCTGGGTGATGTTTCATTGCAAGACTCCTATAAGCCTTCTTAATTTCGTCAAGTGATGCTTGTTCAGCAACTCCTAAAATTTCATAATAATTCTGCATGTTGGTCCTCTACTCAGAAAAACAGATCAAGTAATACAGTATAATTATACTATATCAGACTTGACCTGTCAACTCTTTGGTTATTTTCTTTTCTTAACCGGTGTCGGAACTTTAGTGCCTTCAAACTTATGATGCATTTTCATCTTCTTGCATTTCTTTTTGCCATTGATTTCAACGCATACTTGCTTAACTTCCCCGTCTTTAACATCGGTCTTTGAAGATTCTTTCGAAGCTTCAGTTGCTAGTGCAGTTTCCTTCTTTTCGTGAGAAGTTGCACTTGCAAGTCCGACTGTTAAGAAACTTACTAATAAAATTTCTAATACCTTTTTCATTTTAACTCCTATAATGGTTCATCGACTTGTGGTGCAGGGCCTGAACCAAATGCCGTATTAACAACAGGACCTGGTGCTACATAAACTGGTG